CATAATAAAATATTGCGCCAACATTCCTTGAACCGTTTTCATTCTCGAAGCAATGGGTGATATTTGATTCTCTAAAATGGCGTGGGTACAGTGGGATAAATCGATAAGGTCCATGGCGGTTTTCATATTACGCCCGATGGTGATCAGGTCCGTTTCGCTGGCCGTTTTATCTTTAGTGGGGACAATCGGGTCATAACATCGTTCTTGGAAAAACACCAGGAGTGAATCGATCATTTGTTTTTTAGTTCGCTTTGGATTCACGTCATCCGCCACCGGAATAAATTCGTTATATGTTTTTTTCACGTCTTCCACTTTTAATTTTTGTAACGCTTTGGAAGACCACGTTTTTTTCGGAATCATAAAATCTTTGGTGGATTTGGCGTGTGTTTCACAATAAAATGTGTCGGATTTTCTATATTTGGCGTTTCGACCACAGATAACATCCGGGACCACATGATTCCGTTTTTTCGGTTTCCCCACTAAACACGTACAGTTATGTTTGGGTAAAGAGGATTGTTCCATCAGATTTAATATATTCCAGTCCGTAATGGTGAGCCCGGAACTATCACATGAAAAAATACAATAGGCCATGTTTTTGATACCGATATCGAAACTGATTAGCATAATGGAAAATATAAAGGCAAACCTTTATATTTTATTGTATCGCATACTCTTTCTTGGAAATTCTTGGAAATTCTTGGAAATTATACCAGTTTATATATCGTATATTGAAAATCGACCGTATAATTTTTCGCTTTTAATAAATAATTGTAAGGTAAAAATAGCAAATGCTGCGAAATGTCTTTATGAATCAAGTCGAAATATTCCAAGAATAATAAGGTCAACGTATCACAGTTGACGTTTTTCTCCATGTATTTATAATCTTTATAGATATCGATAAATTCGTATACCTTGGTTTTATCAATATGTGGTTTCAGGTTATTTTCTACGAAATACGCGGTTTCGATGGATTCTTCCAAACGTTTCTTGGCGTCCAGTAATACGACCCCGTATTTTTCTTTCTTGGAATATTCACAATAATATTTATAGGGCATTGTTTCTAATATAAATGTACCGTGTTCATCCTTGACGACCACCCCTAAATGATAAATACCCAGAAAGGTAACGGGAATGATATCAAACACGGTTTGGAGTGTTTGCGGGGTTCGATATAAAATATAATCACCCGTTTTCATTCGTGAAAGCGCATCGTTGATTGAACATGTTTTATCGGTAAGAATCAAGTTTTGTTCGAGTTTATGGTTCACATAAATAAATAATAACAAGAGAACGGTGCAAATAAACAATGCAATATTCAAACGTAATTTATGTGCAATCCCGTATAATGCGGCGGTAAATAAGACCAAACAGACCAAAACTGCGACTTTCCATAATTGAAATTCACCGGTCAATGATTTCAAATGATAATGAAACAGTTCATTGTCGTTTGTTGCGACGATATATGCGATTTCTATCATTATAATAAATAAGAGTACGAAATCGCGTTTGTGTTTCATCGGTTCTATTTGGTTCTAAAATGGTTCTATAATATCATCCTATATTTTGTCTTCAAATCTGCTATTGAATTACCGGGGCCACCTTTTTTGCGTTTAATTGTTCTCTCGATAAATACATTTGTTTCAAATCGGAATCTTGATATCCAATCGGTTTATTCGAATCTTGATAAGACGCAAATGTATGAGGCCCTTTATTCGAATTACGCGAAGCCCCTATTTCTAAAGGAGGAATAAAAAACCCGGTATCGTTACACGTCTCTCGGAAATTCAGTTCCATAATTTGGCGTCCGTTTTTCACGAGATAATTACGATACATCCAGTTGGATTTTATATTATTCGAATGAATCAATTTATCATTGAATGCGGATTCGGGCTGCCAAGAAGAGACGACGGCGCGCCCATCGGCCATAATGGGTGGAAACTTTGGATATAAGTTATTGGTATGATATCCGAGAGCGGACTGAGGAACGGTTTCTTTGATTAAAGGAAATGCACATTCGTACGTTTCTGCACTATCTGCAAATGAAAACATAATATATATTGAAAATATATTATATTTATGGTATTATGAATTCAAATATAACGGTTTGCCACATTTCATTCTTCGTCGGTTTATATTGCAGATTCTAAAAGGTGTAATAGTTTCGGTTTTTTCATTTTACTGGGGTCCGTCGACAACCCTTTTTGGATGACCAATGCTTTTAATTCGGACGGAGACATTTTCTGGTAAACTTCCATTCGCTTATCTTGGGGGGTGTCTTTTGAAGAAACGACCACAGAAGCTGTCTCGGTTTCATCAGATTCTTCTATTTCCTTTTCCACGGTAGACGATGTTTTCGGTAAATCACTGGATACATCTATATCTACTATATCTTCAGTTAAATGAATTACTTTGACGTCGCTCATGATTGCTAAATCTTGGGTAGATTCATCATCAGATACAATGATTTTAGATTGTATAACTTCATCTATATCTATGGATTCTGTATCATCTGCATCGTCATCATCATCAACATCTTCATCATCTTCATCATCGTCATCATCGTCATCATCGTCATCATCTTCATCCTCTTCATCATCTTCATCCTCTTCATCATCGTATTCATGCACCTCTAATTCGTTATCTTGATCATTCTCTTGACCATAATGGACATTTGTATCATTTATGATTTTGATATTAGAAGAGGTCGGGTCGTTTTCCGCGTTTAGGTTTGGATAAGGCATTCGAAATTGCCTATTTTCAGAATGCGTGCACATTTGTTTTACGGTAGTAATTTCTTGGACCATGTTATTGATAATTTCGAACATAGTATCACTTTTATTTTCAATAGAATTCAACCTTTGTTTAAAATGATACACCAGTAATAAAATCAAGACAAACGATATTCCTAAACTAATGAAGAAGAAGGTTTCAATAAAATTAAAAACACCCATTTTACTATAGTTTGATAAAAAGAAGGGATAATCTGAACGAACGTAGTCGATCCAACTATTATTTTATCATACCATATGATATAGTTCGTATGAATACAGAAGACACTACGTCAAACAAAGCGTTACAAAGTGTTAAAAACATTTCGTCGAATCCAAGTGCAAAAACCGCTATTATTATTTTTTTACTCGCAATACTTATCCTTTTTATTTTAGGAATAAATGTGTTTTCGGTTCTCGGGAACTTTATACAAACCGTATTCAATGTATTTATGCCTCAAATAAATCACCTATTTTCCTTTTTAGGATATGCAACTGGAACCGTTGTGCATAATACGGCGGACGTAGCGGGAGATACTGCGAAAGTGGGTGTTAATCTTGCGGAAGGTACTACGCATTCCATTGGAAATATATTAAGTTCCGGAAAAATCCCTATAACGGAGATGCCCTTGGAAAACAAAATCAATGAGGGGTTTCACGGAAAGAAACGCATCGCCGAACCAACCCCGGATAATTCAAACGGCCCTATACAAAACCCAATCACTTCGGCAAAAACCCAATGGAGTTTATTGGATGAAAATAAAACAAAATATGGATATGTAGACCTATTGAAAAACGATATGATTATTTCGGGTCAAATTGTTCCTTCCCAAAAAACCTTTTTGAATCCGGCACAACAATAATCCAGCCAAGGATAATAGACAAGTTGTTCATTTGTATAAACCAATACAAATGAATAAAGACAATTGGATTATCCGTTATTGAATTGCGAAAAGGAGCCCGTTTTATAGGTAGAATTATTCGAAGTTTGGGAATTTGTAACTAAATTGCCGATTGGAACGCCGGACAACATCACACTATTCGCCAAAGGGTTGGCTATATAATTTAAATTTTCTTTTACTAAATTACAAAAAATACCGGCTTTTACGTATAAACCCGGGGCATTTAACGGATATGTTACGCCAGTTAATGAATCTACAATTTTATAGTTAAATTCGACTTTCAAATCATATATGCTGTTTGCATTTGTTAACAGTTTTAAATTATTGATATTTAACATTCCTGCATATTGAACGGTATAAAAAATCTGGGCATTCGTATTGGCCATATCTATAGTAATTTTATTAAACGAATTGGGATCAATGTAATCTATATCCGATAATGGGGTTACGATTTCTCCGTCATAATATACTTTGATACGAATACTTGTAAATTGAATCGTAAAAGAAGGTATTGGGGGACGTGTATAAGTGAGTGTAGTCTCGTCGAACCCAGTTCCTACGTATATTCCGGTTAACCATATTCCGATAGGTGTGCTAATATTATAAGTATAGGTAAGGTCTTGATTCAAGTTCGAAATTTTGATAACTCCCAGTTCAACTTCTTTTGTATATGTATTCATTTGGGCCATTGCAGTAAAACGTGCCGATTGTGATTGTAAATACAATAGTTCGTTAATGGTATATAAATTCCAAAGAGCGTTGCTATTGATATTGTTAATCGCATAGGACTCATTTAATGTTATATAATTATATAACGGAACATTTGGGTCATTATAAAGATACATGGGCGGTCCGGGAACACCAGAGGCAGTTGTTAATGTCGGCATGGTTACATCGGACGGACACGTACTCGTATTTTGTGAATTTAGTTTTTGATAATAATTGGCATATTGCGACATATTTCCACTCCCTCCTTTCACTAAATTCGCCCATTTTTGTTTTTTGGTTAAATCGTTCGTTTTTGAGTTTTGATCAACGGCTTTATATTTCAATATTTCGGCTTTTCTACGCATATCTAACTGGGTTTTTGTAAAAAAGGGGTATGGCGACTGTTTGTTTAAACGGGGGGGAGGCACATTGTATATTCGTGTAGACCTCAAGTTGCAAAATGCGGTTAAATCACTCATGTATCATAACATATATATATAATAAAAAGCGCGTTACGAATTACATTCAAAGATTACGACCCTTTGGATCCATTCACATAATCAGACCAAATGGCCGGCGTTTAGAATGTAATTAGGTAACTAGTAATTCTTCGCGGTCAATGACCTATAAAAAGATTAAAACTTGGAAGAATACCATAAAGAAGACATATAGTTTGAGCTTTTGTCTCCACTTGATAATGCTAAAGAACTGGTGGATGTATTTGGACCAACTTTGTTTACCTTGTGTATTTCAGATGCAGATAAAGCATGATCAAAATATTTTAGGTCAGACAGGTTTCCTTGAAACCCACCATTCCCGCATACATTTATATCGTAGTAATTTTGTTTGGGAACATTTTCAAGAATGGATCGATTCGAAATCGTGCCGTTTACGTATACATCTAATACCTTATTTTGCATGCGTATCATCAAATTAAACCATTTGTTAATAGGTATATCTGAAACAACGATGCTTTCAATCTCCGCGGTGGTGTCCATTAATGCGTATAGATCTATCGTATTATTAGTTGTGTCTTTTGCAAGATAAACTCCGGGTCCATTTGCAATACTTGCAAGACCAATACCATTCATTGAACCATCGTAATTTGCATTACCTTTATTAAATACATTCGAGTATTTTTGTCCAGAATTTACGTCTGTTACTAATAACCAGACCGACCAAGTAAATTCAATTCCGGTGGGCTTATTATTAGAGCGCATAACCGTGGAAGAATTCGCATTTCGGGGGTCTTGAGGAACGACTACGGTATTCGTTCCAGAAATCATTCCCTTTACGACATACGGGCTTTTTGAAGGGGTTGTGAAATAACCAATTAAAACCATGCCGATATTAAATAAAATCACAAATACAATTAATATTAAAACCAAGAATACAAATTTGGCGACAATACTATTTGATTGAAGAAACTCTTTGGAACCGTTGACTATATTTTTCGACGAAAACTCGCCTAAAGTGTTTTGAACAGAAGATTGTATATCGGAAACACCACTCGATACATTCGATAAAGAAGACGTTACCCCAGATTTAACTGCATTTGCATTTGGTATGTTTACATCAGGCAATTGATCACTAACTGATTTTTGGATATTTTTAATCGTTTCCATTTTGGTTGTTATATATTATTAGAACATATAACAAAAAATCCAATCGTATGAATTTTCGGATATCTAAATCATTGAGTAATGGAATCCAAACCAAAGGAATCTCTTTATCGGTCATGACCCTTAAGAATAAATGGGACAAAGTCCCATTTTAATTCTTCAAGGGTTTAAAAGAGTCTTATCGATTTTTGTTCCACATTGTCTTTGACTAAAGCTATATCTACACCGTATGACGAAAACATTTTAGTCAAAGAATTTCCTCCATTTCCATTCATATAATTACTCCAGACGTCTTTTGGCGCCAATGTATGCGACCATCGTTTGAATTTTGCAGCAAATCCATCCAACGTACCACCCGTTATAATACTTTCGGTGGACGATGGTTGAAGCGTGGATGTAGTTTTAATCGATTTAACTAATTTACCGTTGAGATATAGGTCAATATATTGACCGTCCACATTTGCTACAAAATAAACCCATTTTTGAATTGGGAAATTTTCAGTCACAACAATGGGACTACTGGAGGGGGCTCCGTTTGTCTTTACATAAAAATATAACGTTGGCGTGTTTTGGTCTAAATATAATTGTATTTCATCGCCACGATTAAAAATGTTGTTATTCTTGGGAAAGGATGTTCCGACAGTTCGATTCATTGACCAACTATTCATATATATCCACATTCCATATGCATATCGATATGACGTGGGATTATCGATATCTTTTGCAAGTGTAGTACTTGCACTTGTTAACGCGATTTTATCATTAAGAGTACTGGATGATTTAAACACTTTACTGCGTAAAATGTATATTAAAATAACCACGACTACAGCCAATAATATAATAGTATAGTTCATTATATAAAAACTACATATATTATTTTTACGATTAAGATGCTAGTGGCGGATTTGCGTTCATTAATAAATTATAAGAGTTTGCGATTTGTTTTTTCGTTAACGGAACGGACCGATATGTTACGTTACATATCGCCCCCACGACGCCTCTATCTGAACCAAACGAAATTATATCCGATGCATCGTATTTCGGAATACTAGTTTCGTGAAAAGATACACTTCTTTCTAAATTGCCGTTGATAAAAATATCCACGACGGAATCATTATAATTGTAATTAAATACAAACTGATTCCATTTTTGACTGGTTACGGTGAATTGAATGGGGGATTTTTTATTTGAACAATATATCTTGTATATATCGGAACCGTCCTTATCGTATAAATACGTAATGCGTGGTTTTACCTCGTCACCGTAACCATAATTAAAAATTTCGGTTTCATTTGAATAGGCACCGTTCGACATATTTTGCGGGTTGATAAATATCCACATGGAGAACGAATAATTCGTCGAATATCCCGATTTTAATATATTTCGGTTTGGATTGTTATGTATTTGTTTCATTACGTCGGACCCGATTTGTGTTTTTTTATCTAAAAATACGGGCTCGTTTTGTAATAAGATGCGGTTCGATTTCGATTTATTGAGTCTTTTGAATAACATCGGTAGAAAAATATATAATAAAATCAACAGGATTTCAAGTCCAAATAAAACGATCACAAAAGGGGATGTTATTTTTAATTGTTCAGTCATGTATTTAATGAAATCGCTAATCAAACAAGGGATGTAAAAAAGGAGTGAAATCGCAAACGCCCATTCGCTGTCTGACCTATATAAATTGTTTATGAAAATGCGATAAAAAATGGAGAGACCCACCATAATGATGAGAAAAATCATAAAATTTAAAATATAATTAAATATGTAATAATAATCGGAGCTCATCTTGGAATAAAAATAATAGGCGGTGTAAACAAATGTAAAGAAACTGAATACTGCGCCAAAAATCATTATGCTTGTTTTTTTAGAATAGGTTCGGTTTGCACGCATGAAATAAATCGAAAGGAAAAAAAGTGGTAGCAAAATCGTCATTGCATAAGTATACGTCTTGGTATTCAACGCGGCTTCGTTGTCCGCAAATTTAAATAAAATGACGCCTATAAATATTACGGTAAATGCTAAGATAATATATTTCATGCATACTTGTATGAAAGACGCCATTCTTTCGTAAAAGGCCCGTTTATATATGACTGGATATATTTTTATAGGTTTTCAATCGTGGTTTTTTTACCATGGCATTCGCGACATAAAGCAACTAAATTATCTATATGATTACTTCCGCCGTATTCTAAACGTATTTTATGGTCCACTTCAAACCAAGCATTCAATTGGGTGTTACAGTCTCCACACTTCCAATTTTGTCGCGATGCTACGAATTTTTTCTTGGTTTCACTTACGGAACGTTTTGTCGATTTTTTACCGGATTGACTAATTCGGTCGGTAGAGCGTTGTTCTTGACTTTGTCCTTGACCGCCTCCATGTGTATTCGGAAATCCAAGGATTGGATAAGGATTGGCGCTACCATAAAACTCTTGTTTGGAAGTAAAGTCTAAAATGGGGGAAACGAATGCGGCGGTACTTCGGTCCAAAGGCATATATTTCAGATAATCGTTTGAAGTAGATAATATTTGTCTCGTATTCATCGGATTCTTTTTAATCACATAATATAAGAAAAGTGCGCCGAGTGCAATCCCCGCCATTTGATAATATTTTTTATAGGAGAGTGCACGTTTCAATAATTTCCCTTCAGTATATACATTCGCGACGATGGCGGCAGTCGCCAAGAATAACACAATTTCAATACGCATATTATATATTGTGCCTATAAAATCTTCGTCGCATGAATGGGGTTATGTATAATATCGGTAAATAACGAGCATACATATTAAAATAAAGACACCGTGTATCACATACGTATTCACTCGTAGTTTTTCGGTCATATAAACGGGTTTCGGTTTATATTCGGATAAATATCGGTCGATACCTTCATATAATGAAAGTTCCTCTTTTCCGAGCATTTCGTTATATTTGTTATGAATGAAATGGACCCAACGAATAAAAGAATCGCGGTTATCTAAATAGGGGGACACTGGATATTTATCGAGGATTTTACTAAACTCGTCACCCATTTTGGCGTCGGGAATAAAAAGGGGGAAATTTTGAATCAAATCGTAATATTTCCGTTTCGTGACGGCGGTTACTTGGAGTGGGTATGCATGTGATAGAGTATGTAAAAAAAACCAATAATGGGGCCCCCATACATTTGCCGAAAAACTCATTGAAATAAAACTATATAGAAAGCTACGAATATAATCATTGAGAACATTCGCAAAGATGAGTGAATATTGTAATAATTGCGGTAGACCAGGACATAGTTATATTTATTGTAAAGTTCCGATTACCAGTATTGGAGTTATCGTATTCCGTCGTCCACCCGAATCAACCGAGATAGAATATTTGATGATTCGTCGAAAAGATACCTTGGGATATATCGATTTTATGAGAGGTAAATATACGGTTCATAATAAACATTATATCATCAATATGTTGAAGCAAATGACGGTGTCGGAAAAAGAACGATTAAAATCGGATACATTTCAGCAGTTATGGGACGGAATTTGGGGGGGAAGTCAAGTATCGTCGCAATATAAGGTCGAGGAAGCGACCAGTAGAGAAAAGATTTATTTATTGAAATCGGGGATTTTGGTGAATAACGATTATTATACGTTATCGGATTTAATCGAGGAAAGTAATCGTTATTGTGAATGGGTCGAAGCGGAATGGGGATTTCCCAAAGGGCGACGAAATTACCAAGAAAAGGATTTTGAATGTGCTTTACGTGAATTCAACGAGGAAACCGGATATTCCGTTGGTGTTTTGAAAAATATCGAGAATATCCTTCCGTTCGAGGAAATATTCACGGGGTCCAATTACAAGTCATATAAACATAAATATTATATTATGTACATGGAATATTCGGATAGTCTTGAAATACCGGAATACGAAAAATCGGAAGTGAGTAAAATGGAATGGAAAAGTTATGAGGGATGTATGGAATCGATCCGATCATATAATATTGAAAAACGGCGGGTCATTACGAATGTTCATCAAATGTTGATGAAATATCGTGTGGTTTACTAATTACCATTCTTCGTGGTCAATGACCAATAAAGAGGTTAATCCAACCCCAAAGGGGTCGGATTCAAATCTTTATCGGTTTAAACCTATGAATAATTAAAATGGGACAAAGTCCTATTTCATTCTTCGTGGTCAATGACCTATAAAGAGGTTAATCCAACCCCAAAGGGGTCGGATTCAAATCTTTATCGGTTTAGTCGGATATATTGAGTCTGATACGAATATTTATTATCGATATACTATATAAAATATATAATATGTCGGAACAAAAACCGAAAAACAAAACCGTGAAAAAAAAGTCGATAATTGATTCCGTTTTGTCGGTTTTTTCTAATGCGGAAGATAGACCCCAAGATAGACCCCAAGATAGACCCCAAGATAACCCTCAAGAAGAGCAAAAAAGAACAGAGCCAGTAATTCCAACAATAAAGAAAAACGCACCATATCCAAAAGGTTCTGAACAAGCCCGTCTCCAAAAAATAAAAATGGAAGAAGGCAAGAAAAGGGCACGAGAAGCGCGAGAAGCACAAAGATTATTAGCTCTGGAAGGTAACCCTGTGCCGGAACCCACTATGAAACCGAATAAAACCAATAAAACTAAGAAAAAGAGCCCAAAAGAAAAAGCCCCGAAAAAAGAAAAGGCGAAAATTACGACATTCCCCGAACCGATAGAACCCATTGTTCCGGAAACATTAGAGTCGCTTATTTTAACTGAAAAAGCACTTGCGGAACCGACAGAACCAACTGTAAACGTGCCGGAACCAGAGGCGAAGTTACCTGAACCAGAGGCGAAGTTACCTGAACCAGAGGCGAAGTTACCTGAACCAGAG